AACATTTGCTGTAGCACCAGAAATAGTTCCAACAATATTATCTGAAGCAGCGAATGTATAAGCATTCGCCGTAGATCCACTTAAATACAGTTTACCGGTAATATTATCTTGATAGTATACTTTGCCTACAACTGTTCGAGTATAAGTTGCTGTATTATTTGTGTATGGAAGAACATTACTAACAGTCATACGAGTTGCGTCAATAATATTTTTTACTAAAGCAACATGCGTATTGCTTGGGCCTATACCATTACGAATTACGATGATTTCGTTATTGCTAAGTCCGGTAAAGTTAGTAAATGAGCCAAGGATCTCATCAGATCCTTGTGTGATTGATATTGTGCCGGTTTCAACGGCTCGATCCTTAAATACTGATTCGCCGCCTATAAAATTTCCAACGGTAGCGCTTGAATTTATTGTAAGAAACTCATAGTTGTCTGCAGTATATGTTTTTGTTTCATTCGCTGAAAAGAATTTAGCAACACGAACATTGAACTTTAAATCAATATCAGAAATCGCGTTAAAGACGTTTGAATTGTTTTTCTTAAATAGTTTTCCATCTTTGTTTGAATTGACCCCGGCCGAAGGCGTATTTGTGCCGAGTAAAGCGTTACCTACAATGTTTGTCCAAAGCGCAAATGCTGGATCTTCGAAGATGACTACAATTCCATAGAATTTATTTGTTATAAGCTTTAATGGTTCTTTAAATCCAAATGTTACTGGTGTAGAAGCATCGCTATAAGCATAAATATTCTGATAGTCTTTGTATGATAACGACTTTACATAAGTTCGTGAAAGAACTGGCTCGTTATTATCAACTTCACAGATTGCGATCGATACGCCTGGAAGTGGATTACCTGTAACGTTATTTAAAAGGTTAGGCTTAGCTTTAAAGAAAATATCAACAGATGTTAAAAATACGTTCCCAGCTCCTTGAACAATTTCGGGATCCGCATAAAAAGTTTGAATCATTGCATAGTTTTGAGGAGTATAAAAAAGATCCGTTATTGCTGATGACGAATTTGTGATTACAGATACATCTGATTTTATATTAGATTCAGAAGGTGTTTTTTGAATTCTTACATCTGATTCATTTTTTGCAAAAAGTGGCGGTGTGAATGCTACTTCTGCAACAGATTTACCATCATCTGACACGATACGAAGGATTCTCTGACTAGCGATAAGCTCAGCTGATACTCCAGCTCTTTCTACTGGAGTTGTAGCAGCAATTTCTGCCGAATAGTAAAACGTAAAGTCAATAGTTCCACCAGTTTGCGATGCAATATAAAACCGTGACGAAGCTGCTGCAGATGATCTAAGCCCTGTACCGTAAATTTTTCCAATCTGCTTACAATATGCAGTCACATCTATACCATCCATAAAAGCGCGGTGTAGCGTGCCTGGTTTAAGACCAGTTACAGTTAAGTCAAAAGCTTGCTCATTTACTATAAACTTTGAAGTTCCCATTGATCCAATTGGAAACACTGCTGCTGAGCTCGCAGTAGAGTCGCCAGTGTCTGTAACGTATCTTAATGATTTGGCAAGATTGAATTCAATCGCGTTAGAAAATACCACTTTAATTATCCCTTAATGAACGTACGTTAGTTGTTCAAACCCAATCAAACTCAGATAATCTGCCACCGCCGCTGCCTGACAAGACTGTTCCATAATAACTGATCGGGAATGCTGTTGTAGGTGTATTTACAACAGTGTTCACAGTCGAATCAATAGGATAGCATAGACGATATTCGAATGTACCACGCTTGCCTTGTCCAAATATTCCACCGTGTCTTCCACCTTTATATATTCTAATCTTATAGTAGATTCCGCTACTAGGATTGTGACTCCACGTCATCTTAAATTGATCTTCAAGGAATGTACCCCAAGACGTTCCAGCTGGAAGCATAGCTCTTTCAAGCGTACCAAGGTGTTCGATAGTTCGATTACCATTCAGACTAAGTCTTTTCGTGTTTACATCACTTTGTGTAATCGCTGCAGCTGATGCTGAAGATCGAGTTGCAACCCACGGTCCATTCACTGAACTTGATTGGAAGATCTCTGCGCCAATCCAATTATCTCTCGAATTGATATAGAATTCTACTTGGCCTGCAGTTGCTGACATGGTGTAGAAAAATTCTTCAAACACATTTCCAGAGTCTGAATTATTTCCAGATCTTTCTGACTGCTGAACACATGTGATAGATTGATTTGCTAGCACAATTGTTCCAGTTTCAGAAGTTGCTCGAGTCTGAGATACAAAAGTGGCTTCGTTAAACGTGAGTGTAGGATCAGCACCAAGCGAAGGCTTAGTTGTAAGATTGATTTCATTTACACGAGGAGACAAGTAACCATCAACGATTGATGCTGAATATCCCGGATTATCAAGATCAGCAAAGGTGTAATCTTCAAATCCATCAACATAGAAACCAAACTTGAATCGATCAAGCCCGTCAAAGCCTGGAATAATTCGCTTTTGAGTTAGCGTTTCTGCAAGATTTAGCGATGTATAATATTCAAGACTTTCGATTCGACGCTCAAGAGATCCAATATCTTGCATAGTGTATCTACGTGGCTGAAGCACGTTTCTATTGATTGCGTTAACTGAAGTAGAAGTACGATAAAGATTTAGACGTCTTGTCGTATACTTTTCATTTGCAACCTTTGTATCAACATACTTAAGCGTCTGGGCTGAAAGAATAAAAGGAACTGAAGGATATGCTGGAATATCAAGTATTTGAATAGTAAGAGCATTATCAGGCTTAGTTGGAGCATCAGTTTTTCCAGGCGTGCCTTTAATAATTCTAAAATCATTTGAATTATCGATCACTACACGATCTTTTCTACCAACGTAGTAATTAATCGTTGCGCTAAGTTCAGAATCTGGTGCTGGGAACTTCTTATCATTACTCGAAAGTAGTGCAGCGTATGATTGCTCAGCTGGATTGATAGGTGCTGCAGTCGCTGTTGATGGAACGACAGTAGAATTAGCGTTTGGTCTAAAGTCGAACTGATCACGTAAGTCGTAATAATCACCTCTTACACCAAACACTTCAGGTAATTCTAAAGTGTTTATAGTAGATGTTGCGTTCTGAAGCTCAACCGTATCATTAATATTATATGTACCTGATCCGCCAGGAGCTTTCAGCCCTTCAGCGCCAACACTTGTTGTAAAATAATCAAATGATACGAGAAGAAATTCTGAAGTTGTATTAGCTAATTGAATATTGGCGTTTGGTTTCAGATACAGATAAGAAATATTCGTAAAATCTTCTGTTTGATTATGATCAATGTAGAAGTGTCGTGTAACATCTGTTACACCAGAAGACGTGCTAGTGAAAGAAGAATTGGCTCCGCGTATTACATTATTTAATCTAAATACGTCTGAAACACCAATGCTCCATGGACCACCAGAATAAGCAGCATTGTTGCCTAAACATAGACGAATGTGCTTACTACGATTTACTGTCTTAGCAATAGGACCGACTGAAGCTTGTCTTACATTATAGCTAGCACTAAAATTTTGAGCTGATAAAAGAGTCATACCAAGATTGACTGTCATCTGTTTCTTATCACTATCAACAGTAAATGTTCTGTCTGAACGATACTCAAAAGAGATAGGAACGTTTGCTGGGAAAGCATACTTGTAGGTATTAGCTGAAGCTGAGAAAGCTGCGTTTGTTCTTAACGTTACACTCGTGTTATTTGCTATAGTCGATATCTGAACAAATCCAAGTGTACCAACTTTAATAAAATCACCTGGCTTTAACTCAGCTGCAGTAGCAGTCGAGTTCGCAACAATAGCAACGTTACTTCCGGACGTAACTGTAATGGTACCAGTAAGATTCGTAGAAGCTTCAGTGTTTGCCAGTGGAACAATGATAACGTCACGTTCCTGAGTAGATGCCAACTGACCAGTGTAAGGGAATACCTCGCTACCACCTGACGGCAGCGAGATCGTCGCCTGACCGGTGGTACCAATTTGATAGGTGTTGCTTGTACGATAGATGTAAGATACATCGGTGACACTCTGGACGGCTGGAGCACCAGCATAATAGAGTAGAGAAGATGTAGTCGTATCATAAAGAACTGTCTTATTTGATTCTTGAATAGGATCAGCTACGCCAGTTTGAGCGCCGTCATAGAAAATTGAACGAACGTTAGCAAAGTTAGTACCACTATTCATCTTAATATCAAAAAGATAAAGACGATAGACAGCATCTGGATTACCAGGGATACCCGAATCAAATACAACAGAACGAATTCTTGCATTACCAAGAAGCGTACCGAGTCCGGTGGTTGCAGGCAAAGTTCCTACACCAGCTGAAGTCAAGTATTGTCCGGCTGTAGAGTAAAGCTTGACTGTATCTCCAGCTTTAAAGTTAAAGAATCCACCAAACTGATTCACTCTTACATAGTTACCAAAGTTTAATGAGATGTTAGCGTTAGTCGCCTGAACAATGTCAGTTCCCTTTTGAACATTTGTTTCAAAGTTGGTGACTGTCTCGACGCGTGATCCATTAATGTATGCTTTACCTGGATCAATTACGATTGTAAAGTTATTTGCTTCTGCAGAAAATGTTCTTGGCGAACGAGTTTGAAGCTGAAATTGATCAATTACATAATCGCCTGATTCTTCTGAGGTTCTTTTTGCGATCTCATTTCCAATGATATTATAAACAGTCTGACGATTCTGCTTATATGGTTGACCTTCAGAGAATTCAGCTATATAAAGAAAATCTTCGCGAAGATCTGCTTGAGTTTTTGGTAGAACAATCAACCGTGGAGTAAGCTTTAGTCTATCAGCTCCTGGCGCTGTTACGTTTGGAGCGCCAGTTGCGTTATCAAGTAATGATGTGTCTTGATTCGAATTAACTAAGTCTTCAATCGTTTCAAATCCTACAGCAACTTGATCTGGAAATTTATCATATTTCGATACTAAAAGAAGTTGTTCAGCAACACGTGAGAAGTATCCTTTTTGATAAACAATGCCTTCACTTACTGTGATTGCATATGCTGTTCCAACAGTGTTACTTACGTTAGCTGCAGTGATGTTAGCGATATATGTTTGCGGTACTGCATTTGCGAGTGCAATGTTGTTTATTTGATTATTAACCGATGCTATCGATATTGTTGGAGCAACAATGTAGCCCGAACCCTTAGCAGTCACATTAACTGTATCGATTGTTCCAAGATTACCGGTAGTAATACGAGCTGCAGCTCCAGCGCCAACTATTGATTGAACTCGAGCAATGATACTAGAATTTGAAACCTTTTGAATGTTTGATTCTTTAAAAATTGTCCATAGTCTTTGATCATTTGACTTAAGACTTTGCACTGTCGGCTTAATTGAAAACACAAGCGATCCTGAAATCGCAGTGTTAGATATAGCAGTAATTTGAACGTTTGCTGTGCCGGTCGTAATATACTCACCAACAACAAATGGTGTAGTAAAACCCGTGCCACCTGAAGTGTTCTGAACTTCGATCGCAGAAAGAATAACTACTCTATCATTAGTAGAGAAACCTTGCGATTTTTCATTAACAACAATTCGCTCAATAACTTGATTCGGATCATATACGGTAAGTCCGCTATCAGCTGTAAATGCGAGTTGGCCATCAGTACTTCCACCAGTATCAAGTCCTGAATTGATGTAACGAAGATAAAGCGTCTTTAAGTTTGGATCAGTTGATTCAAGTCCTGATTCCACAGTAATAATTGTAGCTTCAAGTGGAGTAATATTATTTTGATTTCTTACGCGATAACCGTTAAACTCAGTTACGTCTACAGACAATGAATCTGTTTTTAAATCTTTAATCTTTACGTATTGCAAATCATCATGGAATACGATATCACACCCGTCAATGATCGTTCCTTGTTTAAATACGTGATCGCCGAAGCGTTGAATCTGATTTTGTAAGATCGTCTGAAGTTGATTGAGTTCTCGTACCTGAACCGAAACACCCGGCTTAAAGAGGATTTTGTAAAAATCTTTTTCATCAGTGTAATCATCAAAATAAGGTGAAACACTTAGATTAGTTTGAACGGTCATTACTGTAATTACCTCTTAAAATTCTAAGATCAATTTGACGAGCTCAGTTTGAGTACTTCTTCTTTGTATAGTGTTAACGTTCTCAATGTAGAGAATTTCGCCACTATCACGTACAAGTTCACCATCATACTTTTCATTTATATTGAATTGAGTTTGTATGTCAGAATCACGATTGGTACTAAGCACTTCATTAACATTAATATTATTTATAACGTTAGTAACGTACAAATAATCGCCGGGTCCTTCTGCAACATTTTCAAATGAATGGAACGTTGCTTCACCGTTATTTTGAATAAGACTTTCATTTGGCACAAATGTTGATAGTGAATTGACTCGTCTGCCAACAAGGCGAGTCAGTTGATTGAAAACTTCAAACTCACTAACGTCACCGCTTGAATTATTAGCAGTTGTAAGATAAGCAGGTGGCAAATCTATGTTTCTTGATCTTCCAGAAACCGTAAGATATGGCATATTATTCGACACCTTTGCGGTGGCAAAAGATTCTTCTCCAAGTATATAAGCACTTTCACCAAATCCTACGGGATTTACATTAGTTAATGTAAGTCTAGGAAAGTCATATTCTACACATTCAGCAAACTGTGTCTTATCAATCAAGTAAATGTTACAATTTGCTTCAAAGAATGGAAGCTCTTCCACATTGGCACTAATATTAAATGATTCGACCGATTGAATTAGTTGTGAGTTAGCATTTGGTATTGTATAATAATTGATGTTTTGCGCTAACCCAAAAATGTTTATTAAACCATTTGTAATAATAACTGGATCATTTTCTCGCAGTGAATCAACTAGCGATGTATTTGATCCAAGTACGAGTGTATTGGCAAAGACTTGAACATTTCCAGAAAGTTTAATTGGCTTATACCGAGAAATAGTTTCTCCTGGAAGAAATTCACCTTTAATTGTACTCGTATCAATTGTCAATTCACAGTTGGCATAAAGTGGTTCTTTGAGTAGACCAATCGTGCTAAAACTATTATCTGCAATGATTGGTCCAGTGTTTCCGTTAAAAACACCTGATACACACGCATATTTTGCGAATAATTCAAACGTAGGATCGTACCCATGACCTTCGTCTGGAGAAATAATTGGCCTAACGTTAGCTAGTCTATTACCAGATACGCCGACTGTGCCATCCACGTTGATTTCAGCACGCGCTTTACGATATCCAAGCCCAGGATTTAAAACTTCTATTTTTGATACACTATTTCCAGTATTTGAATTAATGATAGCACGAGCATAGCACGTTTCAGTTGAAGTGTTGCTTAAATCATAAATGAATACGTTAGGGCTAATTTCATAGCTGTCGCCAGGCAGCGGCGTGATGGCAAATGCTTGATCAAGAGTAATCAGTTTTTTCCCAGTTATTGGATCTATACGATAATCAACGATCAATCTGTATTGGCCATTTCGCGGGCCAGAAGAAGATATTTTTATCATGCAGTTTGCGTAGAACTTGTTAATAGATTTTCCGCCAAGAATATCATAAATTAATGATTCTCCGTCTACTGCAATTTCGCTTGATTTAATAAACTCACCTGAAATGTAATTGTCATATCCAGCACCAGACTTCTCAATCTTAATGACATCAATCGTGCCTGGCTTAGCTGCAGTAGTCACTGTAAGATTTTCAATTACAGGTAGATAATCAATCGTAGCAAATTTATTCATTTCTAATTTTGAAATAGAATACATGTATTTCCAGACGTAGCCATCTGAAAGAGTTATAAAACTTTCAGTAGAAGTTCCAAACGGTTCTACTGTTGACTTTCCTGCGCTACTAATAGCAACGTTATTAAATAAGCACTTATAAACTCTTACTTCTAGGCCAGTATCAGTAGATACATAAAATCTTTTATCTATAAGATCAACGCTATCATCATACATATCATAAACAGTATTTGCTGCCCAATTATAACGTTTTACTGATAGCTTAATATCGTTTGATTTGATTCTCTTTCCAAAGAGAAGATTGTCATAGATGTTAATATCTTCGAGCTTTGTGTCAACTGGCGTACTAATAGTTTGATCACCGCCCGATTTTGCAGCAAAAATGTAGTAAGGCGCATTATTTGTTACGTTGTATACAAATGATTTTGCTGTATCTACATTCAAGTTATTTTTTACAAGTTGCTTGCTCATGAAATCCTCTTACTCTCGTATTTCGAT